CTTCATCATCAGTTTTAGATGGGAATAAATACTTCAGTGCTTCTATGCTATCAACCCCTAATTCTTGTAGGTTTCTACAGAATATAGATTGCTGTACTTTATCTTGTGCAGTGTCTTCATATACAGGACCCATCCATCTCCAAGCGACTACTCTTTCACCATCTGGAACTAATCCATGAACACCATCAGGAATCTCTTTTGTTTCTTGTGCAGCATCAATTGCTGCCTGTAATTTTTTCTCATAAGTAGTCTTCTGTTTTTCAAATTTCTCCAATGCTTCAGGAGTTTCTTCTAATGGTGTTTCAGGATATTTTATATTAGAAGCTGCTGCTAATGTTTGACGGAATATTTGTTCTTCCTGAAAGATCATTAACTCGAAACATTTACAAATACCATATTCATAAATTTGTAAACATTTCTTTTTAGCAGTTGCACTTACTCTTCCGTAAGCAGATTTTATTTCTGTTGCAGTTACATTGCTCATTGATATATCATCAATGCCACCTAAAGCTAAACGTATTTCACTTCTTAATTGTCCAACATATCTGGATTGATCTGTACTTACTGCATTAGGTGTAATAAATCCAACACGATCTGTAGGTTCTAAGTTAGCAATAACTCTAGGGACCCTCATTCCACCACCTGGACTGCCTATATATCCAGGTGAATTTCTCGTTACAGGATCTTGTTTATAAGTGGATTGAAGTGTACTTAAATCAGAAGTAAATCCAGATTGACTTGAAATACTAGGTCTTTGTGGTGGAGCATCTTTACTACTCTCAACAATATCCTGTTTAGGACGTGAAGATAGTAAAGTTGGATTACCAAAGAATGAAAGGTTAGCTCTTATGTTTTTAACCATTTCATCATGAGCAACAATCTGATTAGCTATCCAATCAAATTCACCACTGCCATCAGTACCAAAAGCATCAGGATTATTAAATACCTCAACACAAGGAATAAATCTCATTGTGTTATCTAAGGTTTTTTTATTTAATGTTGTAAAATCCTGTGGCCCATCAAAACTTAGCTCCTGTTCACTATGTGTTTCTTCAATAGTTTCTGCTGTAATGCGAAGACGCATATATCTTTTATCAGTGTTTAATCCAACTTGAGATCCAGCAAAACCTCTATTAGCTTTAACCTTGTAAGGATAGATAACTATTACTTCTTCAAGTTCTCCTTCTGGTGAATAAAAAGTTCTATACGAATTTTTATCAAACCAATAAAGTCTGTATGTTTTTTGAGTAGGACGTATATAAAATAATCCTTTTCCTAAAGCTAAAAAATGATCCCATATAGAATCTAATCTTGCATCAAGTTGATTAAACTTAATTACCTGTTGTATAAAATCATATCTTTGTGATCCGAAGTTATCCTGTTGAGGATAGAACTCAACACCCTGACGAATACCAAACATTTTCATCTGTGCTAGATGAGCGTGAATAAGCATCGTATCGGTAGCACCAGCCGAGTCCCGGCTTATTGCTGCCTTGAGCATTTCATCAAAAGTAGAGTTAGTCTGATTCATCTAAACACTTTTTATTATTTTATTACGCATCAATCTCATAGCCAGGTGCTTGACGTTTGAACGTAATGTTCTCATCATCAGCTTCAATGTCGAAGCGTTCTCCAGGTTGAAGACCTAGATCATGACATACTTCATCAGGAAGATTAAATATAGCAGAACCATAAGCATCTTGCTCTAGTTCAATACCTTTATAGAAAAAATTGGCTACCATGTTAGATACTCTTAATAGTCTAATTCGTCAATACTCTAACTCTAGTTTTCCTCTGGACATTAATCCATTACATAACCAAACCAGGGCATCAACACAATCATCGTGGGAACTAACTCCGAAATTCACAATCTCATCAGTTAGTGCCTGAAATTTTCGATATTTATTAAATAATATCTTATGTTGCTCAAATAAGCCCATAATTCCCCTAAACCTAGCAACTTTATCTCCTCTAAATCCTTTTACAGGATGCCAAAGTAAATTATAAAGTCCTTGTTCTTCTAAACAAATACGTTTAAAGTCTGCTTCTAATGATGCCTGATAAGCCACCGCTTCAGACCAGATATCCACAGTGCTACCGGTAGGAAAATATTTATCCTGATCTTTATGAACTATTCCCCATTCCATCATCATTTCCATTATGGCTTCTAACTTCTCCACATTACCCATTATTCTCAATCGTTTACAGTCAATAATATAAATTTTATCTCCCACTCTGCCACCCATAACAAATACTGTATAGTCATTTCTTTCTCTAATACCTGCAGATAAATCAACACCAACACCTAAACAATCAAACTGTGTTGGTATCTGTCCCTTAATAATCAGATCAGGAGAGACAGACATATCACTAGTTCTTACAATTTGATTCTGATACTGAAAACTAAAACTTATAGGTGATTGTCTTCTACGATCATTAAGATATTCAAGTGACCACATCTCTGGCCAATAAGATTTTTCATCTCCACTTTCATCAACAGTTACTGCTGATTGTATTATCTGTATCCAATCATTGTCAGGAGTAAAAGTAGTTTGATGTATATCATCATGTCTGAATCTTGTACCGAGACATATAGCTCTACCGCCTTCAAACATAGTTGGAACAATAACTGAGTTCCAGTTATCTTCCATAGCTACACGAATATCTCTATTTTTGATATCATCAGCTGATTTTATAGCATCATCAATAATACATAAATGAGAACGCTTTGATGTAACAGCACCTTTTAATCCTGCACAACATAAACTGAATTCTTCTTCACCAGTTGATCTTATACCAGCAAATTTCCAATCAATACTCCAATATTCATTAGAGTTAATTCCTTTGGCAATTTTCACCGTTGGAAATATTTCTCTATAGATCTTACTATCTTCAATAATTCTTTTTATCGCTGCACTCTTTGGTCTGGCAACATCAACAGTATATGAAATATATAAAATCTTTAATGGTTTACGATTAAGTGCATGTACACCAATAGCCCAGGCTGTAAATAAACCTAACACTGTAGATTTAGCAGATCCTCTCGGTGCAAGAATATCTACGTTTGGTCCAGCGATATTAATTAAACATTCACTATCTTGGTGTGTGTATAAATGTTCATGCCATAATTTCATGTGTTCTGCAGGAGGTTTATCTCCTACAACATCACAGAAATATGCAAAATCTGATCGAGCTTTTTCAACATCAACTGAAGATGTCTTCTTTACAACTTGTTGTTTAGCAGCTGCACGGGCAGTTCTACGATAAACAGAATAGATACTTGTTCCAGCCATGTACTAAGACTAACCTGTTAAGACTTATGATTCTTCCTGGAGAATCTTAGTCCATACACCCATTGATGCTTCCTGTAGTGGACCTTCTATGGGATCATCTCTGAAGATTAAAAGTATTTCTCTAAGTGCTCTATCAGCACCAGCTAAAATTAATCCTTGTCTATCTGTAAGATGTTTTTCATCTGCCAGTTGTTTTATGTGGGCTCTTAATTCTTTTTGAAGCATAGATATACGGGCAGCTCCCATATCTTGTTTCACCACCCCAAGATCTATAGCTTCTCGTAACTTTGATATATCTACTTGCATAGAGTCTATCTCTATTTCAAGTATTACATTAAAGTTTCTTTTTTTAAATTCTTTTTTAGCCCATAAATCACAATCGGTTATAGAACCTTTATACCCTAAAAAACGGGCATAAAGATACATCTGTATTGAAGAACTAGTTTGTTTGCAGAAAGCTAGATATGTCTCTTTCTCTTTATCAGATAGAGTATCTAACCATTCGGTTATGCTCGGTAGGCTCGTCGTGCTTGTTGCTCATCTCTAGCTTCTTTATAGCGTCTAAACATCTCTTGTTGCAAGGCTGCTAATCTAGCTTCTATACCAGATGCAGCAATTCCTGCTCTCTGTTCTTGTCCTCTAACACGAGTAGTGGCTCTCTCTTGAGTACCTCTAAGACCGATCTGTCTCTCTTGTCCACCAAGTAACTGTGCCTGAGTAGCCCTTTCTTGCTGACCTCTAGTTCTGGTGACTGCTCTTTCCTGTCTACCTCTAGCTGCTATCTGACGTTCCTGTCCAAAGAGTAACTCCCTTTGAGTAAATCTTTCCTGTTGACCTCTAAGACCAATCTGTCTCTCTTGTCCACCAAGTAACTGTGCCTGAGTAAATCGTTCTTGAGCACCTCTTTCTCCAGCAAGTAATCTTTGCTGCTGGCCAGTAGTTCTGGTTAAAGCTCTCTCCTGCTGACCTCTAGTTCTGGTGACTGCCCTTTCTTCCTGACCTCTAAGACCTATCTGACGTTCTTGTCCACCAAGTAACTGTGCCTGAGTAAATCGCTCCTGTCTACCTCTTTCTCCAGTAAGTAATCTCTCCTGAGCACCTCTAGTTCTAGTGACTGCTCTTTCTTCTCGACCTCTAAGACCGATTTGTCTTTCCTGTCCACCTAGTAACTGTGCCTGAGTAGCTCTTTCCTCTCGACCTGAAGTTGCACGTAATGCTCTCTCCTCTTGTCCTCTGACACGAGTGGTAGCTCGTTCTTGAGCACCTCTGGCTCCGATGGCACGTCTTTCTTCCTGACCTCGGACACGAGTAGTGAATCTTTCTTGTTGACCTCTAAGACCGATCTGTCTTTCCTGTCCACTAAGAAGTTCTCTCTGAGTGGCTCGTGTTTCCTGACCACCAATTCTTAATCCTTCCCTTTGGGTAAGTCTCTCCTGTTGACCTCTAGCTCCAACAGTACGTCTTTCCTCTTGTCCACCAATTCTCAATCTCTCTCTTTGAGTGGCTCTCTCCTGAGTACCCCTGGCTCCGATAGCACGTCTTTCTTCTCTACCTCTAAGACCAATCTGTCTTTCCTGTCCAAAAAGTAACTCCCTTTGAGTGGCTCGTGTTTCCTGACCACCAATTCTTAATCCTTCCCTTTGGGTAAGTCTCTCTTGAGCACCTCTTGCTCCAACAGTACGTCTTTCTTCCTGACCTCTAACA